GATCGCCTCCAAAAGCAAAAAGCCGGGATTGCTCCCGGCCTTAAGATGCTATAGTTACCGTGACCGTCCACGTCTTGTTGACCGCGCCTTGTGTAACAACGTACTCCACAGGTGTCGTAAAGTCATTCGTGGTTGTACCGCTCACCTGCGGCGTGGCTCCAACAGCAACGGTACAGCCTGCGGCAACCGTAAAGTAGGCGGTCAACGCCGTTACGGTCGTGCCTGCGGGAACTGTCAACGCTACAGTACCGGTGGTCGTTCCGGTCGATGTGATCACCGAAGGAGCAATCTGCCCCGGGATCGCAAAGGTCATCATTTCAGGCGTTACAGGGCCAACAGCCACAAAGGTCCTTGGCTCTCCGTACTTCCCGAAGATCACACCCTCTGCGCTCATAGTCGAGGCTTCATCTCCCTCAGTAAACACGCACTTGGCAGGGTCAAACCACACGTTATAGAGCATATGGGCTTCTTCGTTCTCTTCGTCATTGTCCTTGAGCATATACTCGATATTGACCGTCGGATAGTCCACAGGGACGCCGTCGGCTGTTATAGCAGAGATCACAGTGGGATTGCAAAGGGCGTCTTTCACGTCCTTGTCCGCATACTTGAAGGAAAAGCTCGTTCTCCCCCAACCATTAAAAAGGTCGTTGGCCTTCATGTGATGCAAAAAGCCGATCCGGTCTTGAATGGGTATAGGCTCCGCTTCTTCCGGTTCGTTGTACGTAAACCCGCCCTCACTAAACAAAACCACTGTGCGCGTTCCGGCTCCGTCCACGATGGTCAACATTCCGTCTCGTTTATTTTTTGTTACTGCCATAATGTCTCACCTCCTCACGCCACCTCAGCAAATATGCGATGACCATATGCTCCCGCGTCGTACTTGCCAAAGATCACACCTTCGGCATTCATGGTCGAAAAGTCTTCGCCTTCCGTAAACACGCTCTTCGCGGGATCAAACCATACATTGTACAGCGTATGGGTTTCCGCAACCACGGCGTCGTCATAGATCTCGTATACCACCTTTACGCAAGGGTATCGATCCGTGACCATGTCCGCTTCGATCGCGGTTGTCTTTGCCGCGGGCGGGTTCAGCAATTTTTTGATCGCATAATCCACGTACTTGAACGAGAAGGACACTTTCCCCCACCCCGAGAAGGGATCGTTTCGTTTCAAGTGCCTCAAATCCCCCTTGCGTTCCAAAACAGGGATCGGTTCGGCTTTTTCCGGTTCGTTGTATGTGAAGTCTCCTTCAGCGAACGAGATCACAGTAGTCAATCCGTCGCCATCAATGATCTTCAACACGCCATCTCTTTTATTTCTAACAACGCTGCTCATCTTTTCACCTCCAATATGCTATTCTTGTAGACACGACCGCTTTCCGGCCCGTTTCCAGATCGAGATAGTTCACTCGCACTTCCCGCACGTCCACCCAATCGCTCCCGGACAGATGTATGGAGTGCTTCAGCAGGCCCTTGATCGAGGTTGCAAGCTCCATCACTCGGTATAGGTTCGGCTTCTTTGAATAGATCTCGATGTCGGCACTCATAAACTGTTCGATCGGTCTCACACCGTCGTCAAGGTCCGCAGACTCCCAGATGATCTTGATATACTCCTCCAGTTGATCCCAGTTCAATTCCTGACCGATGCTCACCGGGATGGTCGGGAAAGCGTCGATGATCTTTTTCGAGATCTGCCCAGCTACATCTTTCATCTTCTCATCACCTCCGCAAGCGCCTGTTTTGCAATCCGCTCGAAGTCCGGCTTTGTCTCTTCGATCGATCGTGTGAAAGGTTTCCGTTCCTTGGTTCCATACGTCGCGATCTTATCCACAATTGCCTTCGCAACCGGCCAGACCGCTTCATCAGGGATCCCGAAGTCCTTTCGTTTCAACCAAACCCACTCATAGATCGGACCGAAGGGCGGGCGGTGCGGCTTTGTCCCAAACTCAATATAGGGCGCGTGGGCCGCGGTCGCTCCGATCTCCCCTTCAAGGCCATTGGCTTTCTTGTACACACTCTGTAAGAGCTGTCCGGTGTTGGTCGATTCCTTCGCGATCTTTTCCGTGACACGTGATTCGATCAAGGCAACCGTCTTCGCGATCACGTCTGCTCCGGCCCGTCTTGCCTCTTCCTGTTTCGTTTGTAAAGCCTTGGAAAAGGCTTGAGCCGTCTCTTTGCTCAATTCGAGCGTGATCATTTGACAAGCTCCAATACAAGGAGATTCTTCGCGGTCCAGACTTGCAAGGACTTGATCTTGAACAGGTTGGTGATCCCGGTCCCTGCTGATTCGGCTTCGTCAAGTTCGGACCGGTTGAAAAACAACCGATTGAATCGCATCGCTGGTCGGGCGTACACCCGCGGCGCAGAGTCTCCAACCCAGTCCCTTTCGGGTACAGGATATTCTCTAAAGTCCGACAGCTTGAAATAGCCTGCGTAGGATCCCGCTACAAAGCCCGAAGCGATGTCTTGAGGCCCAGAAGGTACAATCTTCCCGGATACACGCGAGTAATGAGCTGCGGTTGAAACCTCTCCAGTTAGTGGATCAACGCCCTGTGGAACGTTCTTCAGCAAGTAACAAGTCTGGTATTTCCACATCATTCGATCAACTCCCCGGACGAAAAGCCCCATCGCATTCTCAAACGGGCGGCAACCTCAAGCAGGGTGTTCTTGTCGAAGGTCTCCGACAGTCCTCCTGCAGAATAGGTTGTCCATCGTTGAATATCTCCCGCGATCATTTCAAGGCACTCAGCCCGACTTAAATCCATCCCTTTGGTATCGAGCGGTTGTTGGACCGGATCTTCTTCCTCGTCTTCGTGCGGTATGTACGAGGCGTAGCGTGCCACAACCAACTCCAACTCGTCATCGCTGAAAAGGTTTTTCTCGGTGTCTTTCAACCATACTCTCAGGTTATCAATGTTCTTGGCTTCGATCTCGGTCATGGCACTCACCCCCTCTTACCAGAACCGGAAGGCTTCGATGGACAGCGTCGAAGTAGCTCCGGTTGTGTCGTATTCGATCACGATGTTACCATCGGCGTTCATAAAGCGAAAACTCTCCACAGGCGCGATGTACCTCACGACGTTCAAGGCCGCGGTTGTAGCAGCGTTATCGAAGAGCATCAGATCTCCCAGATAAGCCCCGCCGTAAGATCCCTTCAACAGATTCACGGTCGAGGTTGCGGCTGCGGCTTCCTGTGTGTAGGCAATTCGGATCCCGATCTTTCCATCAACAGGATATGGGATCGTATAGGTCTTGGAGATCGCGGCTGTGGTTGCGTCTTGACTATGCGTGGTAGCGGTCAAGGGCGTTGGGGTGTGCTTCTCCAAGAATGTAGGTGTGATTGTGGCTGCCACGAGGATCAGGACGGGCAGCACCAGCATAACAGTCAGTAGGATTTTTTTCAACATCATCATCCCTCCTTAAGCGCCCTTCTTGGCGTTCAATCTGATCAGACTTGCGGGTTGGATAACCTTCGTGCCATACACGTACAAGCCTTTCACAGCGTCTGCAAACCGTTTTTCCATGCGGTAAGGTTCAACGTTTGCGACTTGTCCAGCATAGCTGATAGCTTCTTTCGTTCCAGCCATGACCCAAGTATTGTTCCCGCTTTTCGCGACAAGGTTGTTGGAGACGAGGACAGAGAAGCCGTTGACCACGGGGATTGTGTCGATCTCGCCTGCTCGGTAGTTCTGCCACGCACTCTTGTACGCCTCGTTCTTGAGCAGCATACCATGGAACCAGGGCGGTACAACGATCCAACGCCCGGCTCTTCCCACGTTCTTTTCATCCATTGCCACGCCAAGGTCGACGATGGTGTCGTAAGGGTCCTTTTCTCCGGTTGAAGCGTTGCCGACGACGTGTTCTGTATCGATCTTCGTTCCGGCGTCAGCATGAAAGCTCGCAATAAAAGCATCGATCTTGTTCGCGATACCGTACGCTGCCCTTGCCATCGCCTTGTCGATCAAGGTTGTGTTCGTCTGCGCTTTATCAATATCATCGATCTGGAAATTGAACGCTTTCTGCTGATCAATAACAAGCGTTTGCTGCGCGGCGGTTACTTCCTGTGGGTCGGACATATTGGTGTTCTTTACGTAGTCAACGATGTTGATGTCACCAATCTGGTTGATCTTCACGGAGTCGCCCGCGGTCCGGATCACTCCTTCGTAGTCAGTGTTGACCAAAGACTTGAACACTAACGCCTTATCTAAATGCTCGAGAAGTCGCGCGCTCCAAAAAGTTGGTACAAAGTTCTGTAAACTCATGATTCAACTCCTTTCAGGCCTTCATGGCCTCTTCGATTAGTTTTTTTCCTTCCGCTGTTTTAAACAGCGCGTTCACTTCCGCGGTACTCATCTGGTTAAGCTGTTCCTTGGTCAACTTTTGCGTCCCGCTTTCCTTGGTGAAAGATCCACGTTCCCGATCCTTCAATACCCGTGCCACTTCACCCTGGACCAACTTTTCAAACTCCGCTACCGCTGTTTTTCGTGTTTCAAGGTCTCCAATCGGCTTCAGCACATCAAGCAATTTGGTAGGCAACTTTTTCTCGGCAAGGATCCTAACCGTTTCAAAATCCATTTCTCTCTGCTTGATCTCCGATTCCTTCTCCTGCAACTCTCTGGCCTTCTCTTCGGCAACCGCTTTCACCCGATCTTCTTCACTCATGCGATCCAGTTCGAGCTTCTTCATAAACTCGGCCTTCTCGCGTTCCCATTTCTTGTTGGCTTCCGCAACTCTTCTGTCTGCATCACGTCTTAAGGCTTCGCGTTGCTCTTCCAACCTCGCCTGTAGATCATCAGGCGTCAGTTCCTTTTTCTCGACTATGTCTGGTGTGTTATTGTCTGTGGCTTCTGCTTGTGTGTTCTCGACTTTTTCTTCTGCCATTTTGATTCCTCCTTCTTATGCTACATTTGGTTTTGCCACCCACCTGTGCCTACATTGAATGTGTGGGTGGGTTTCGAGTTCTTTCACATCATCCCAACTGTATGGGTTTCCTCTTTTTCGATCTTCGCAAATATCTGTTGTTCGTTCATCTTCCGGCCCGGTCCAGTAATAGTCGTAGTCCTGCGGATTTCCGGCAGCTCCATATCCCTCAATGATCCCGGATTGATAGGTTCTCGCCATCTGATCCCTGATCATCACCTTCGGCCTTGCTCTGTTGTTCCCTAACGGCCTGATCCGTTCGTATGCGTCCAAATATGATTCTCCGTTCATAAATGACAGATACAATTCGGTCTTGATCCTTCGGATCATGTCGTCTCGGTAGTTCTCCATGAACTGCAAACCCGCGATCCTCAACCGTTCGATCTCTCTCGCGCTAACCGCGTTGAAATTGGCGGCTGTTTTCAATTCCTTCGCGACTCTGGTTACGCCTTCTCTGTACGCCCTGTTCAGGGCCTTTGCGTATTCCTTTTCAAAACCAACCATGAGATCGTCAAGCCGGTTCCTTGCGCGTTCGAGCTTTGCTTCGATCGTCTTTACTCTTGGGTCGTGCCCGGAAGCAAGCAGCGTTTCGAGGTCACGGATAAACCGGCTCTGCAACGTCATCATCTTCCTGATCATCTCGCGTTCGAGCCTCAGCACCGTATTCGTTGTCAAGCCGTTCCACCTCCTGATCATAGTTATAGCCCATTTCCTCTGCTATGGTTCTCAGGGATACGATTCCCATCCCATACAGGGTAGCAAGCTCTTTGAGAAGGTTCTCGGTGTCTTTGGGTACAATATAGTCCGTCTGGTAAGAAAAGGTCTTTTTGATGCCGGTTTCCATCTCGTACAAAAGGGAAAAGAGATCCTCAAATACAGGGAAGTATGCGTTCTTGAGCTGCGCGATCTTCTTTTCCAACGATTGAAGTCGAAGTCTCAACGCATAACCTGATCCCTGAGCGCCTATGTCCTGAAACATATATTCTGGGGTCTTTCCCTTCAGGGTGCGTTCAAGAAGCTCGATCCTTTGAAGCATCGTACCCATCACGTTTCCTTGATACTCCAAGATCCGTATATCCCCGCCCGTTGGAGCAAACCACACGTTATCCCGGTTCTTGAGCTGTGCCTCGTTCGCTCCTGAAACCAGAAACCTTGGATTGGCGTAGATGTCCTCGATCCGACTGATCCTGCTATGTATCGAATTGATCTCATCGATCAGCTCTTGAACAGTATCCCACTCAGGCGTTCCTTGCCAAGACTCGAACCTCGGATCGAACCGCTTTGAATTGACCGCCACAAACAGCCACGGCTTATCGTACTGATTCGCCACGACCATGACCGGGGATCCTTCAAGCTCCCGTCTGTACTCGTCAGCAGTAAAGATTTCCACAAGATCCTTGTAGATGATCTGATCGTTTTCTTGGGTCTTGATCTTCGTGGTCATCTTCCAACCTTCGATCTCCTCGTCATCACCATAGATGGGAACAAGATCCGATCTCGTAAGATCCACAACGTCCATTTTGACGTTCCCTTCGGCATCCCGGCCTACCCGCATCGCGGTTGTGCCAAGCGCCATCCCTTGAAATACGAAAAGCCTTTTGAGATCGGCCCATTCGTTGGCATTTAGTATGTTCTGGAGCGTGTTGATAACCGCTGGATTGGCTTCGTTCTCATCTTCTAATTCCTCGTTGATCGTTTCCCAAGACCCAAAGATGAAACCGAGATCAACAGCGATCAGGTCTTGAGCGTAAGCCACAATCTGTTTGGTCTTTGCGATCACTTGCTTTTCGCTGTTGTAGGCAACAAAAAGGCCGTTTCTTTTGCAGTAGTCTTCTGAGTATTCTCCGTAGAACACGTTCATCAGTTCTTTGTAGTTCGCCATCTCTCACCTCACAATATGTCGATGGATGTAGAACCTACCACCGCTCTGCTGTGGCTGTAGATCGCGTACCGCATCGCATCCATCGCGTGGTCTGCAAACTTGACCGGTTCATCCGTCGGGTTCCCGTCTTTGTCTTTTCTCCATGTGTAGCCTTGGATTTCTTTGATCATGTTGGCACTGTCTGGATGGACATGGAGCTTGTGGCTCTTCACCTTGTCAATACCTTTTTTCACATCCTTCGAGGCCGCTACAATGTTGTATCCCGCCTGGCTAATCTCTTGGATCCTTGCTGGTTCTGCAGCGTCAGCGTAAATGATGTGATCTCTTAGCCCTTGAATCTTATCCAACTCTCCTATCAACTCGGTGTTGGTCAGTTTAGAAGCGTATAGTTCTTCGTAGAGGTATATTTCCTCATCGCGGTTGCATACACGCACCAAAGCGCTTGGGTTGTTGAACCCGAAATCCAACCCGTAGCAAACGTCGCCTTCCAATCTCGGATCAAAATCCCTTACCTCATAGTTGGTGAATATCTGGTTGCCCAACACTCCCCAATCACCCAGACCGTACACAGAATAAAACACAGGATCTTGATCCTTGAGGTTCTCGATTACAGCACGATACTCGTCGTCAATGAAACGGTTGTCTTTGTAGGTTGTTTTGAGAATGGTCGTTTGGTCATCGGGAGTATCGAAGAACCGTTTCTTGATCCACGATAGGGCGCTGACAGGGTTGAAGGTGAGGATCATTTGCTTTGGATGTTTTGAGATCCCGCGAAGCCTTAAATCGAGCTGTTTGAAGTCGTCTGGGGAAGCTTCATACGCTTCTTCGAGCCATATGTTGGTTATACCGGCTATGGATTTAAGCTTGCTCACGTCGTCAAGCCCAACAAAGATGATCTGAGTGTTATTGCCCGGAAGGGTCATTTCCATGTCAGTCTTATTCACCTTGAAAAAATCAGTCAGACCACAATGGTCAATCACTTCCCGTATAAGCGCAAATGTGCTGTGGCGATTCGTCCTGCCAACTTTGCGTGCCACCAACCACTTTCGGCCTTTACCTTGCACGCTTTTAAGCACGATTTTTTGTGCCGCAAAGTGGCTTTTTCCAGAACCCGCGCCACCATAGATCAGTTCATAGCGGTTTTTGCTGTTCAGTAAAGGTTCATATACAGCGTTCATTTCTATAGCAGCGCTCATTTGACCACCTTCACGATTATGGAAAGATCCTTGTTCTCGTTCGTTTCAAGTCCAAGATCCCTCTTGTCTCTCCAATCATGTGGTTGGCGATTCTTGAGCCAGAATATCATCGCAGTCGTATCGCCGCCCAAAGCGTTCTTATACAGCGCTTGAACCACCTTCGCGTCGGCAACGTCTTTGTTTGTTTTTAAGGCTTGCAAGAATTGCACGTGCTTGTTCTTCCAGTTTGCAAGTGTGCGTGGGGATATGTTGAGCTTTGTAGCTATCTCCGCTTCTGTCAATCCCGCTCTTGCCCACATTTCAACGGCGGGCAGCATTTCCGGGTCGTACATACTCTTTCTGCCTGCCTCATTCATACGAACCACCTCCTTTAAGCAAGCAACAAAAAAGCGCCCCGAAGGGCGCTCCTATACTGCGTTTTGATATAAAAAAAACGCCCTTACGGGCGTTGAAATTATCATTTTCTGACTATTCTCGAACTATACCAATAATACCACAAAAGTGCCAAGTTGTCAACTGTGTGTGTTTTCTTTTGCTTTTTTGAGCCGTTCCATCATCATGTCAAGATCCTTCTCATCAAACAGCCTCGATCTTCCAAGTGTTGCGATCGGTTCAATCTCAAAAAACTGGATCAGCCATCCGAGTGCTCTTTGGTCAATCTTCAGTTTCTCGCTGTATGCCCTCGGGGTAATACCGATTCCCATAACGTCGCCTCCTTTGTTTGATTTCTCGGTTGGGACCTGCTGGATACACTTCATACTCCACATAACCGTCCCGGATAATGACAGCCTCGTATTCGTTGACTGGAGCATAGCCCCACAGGGCGTCTTGCTTTTCGGTGTCCCACAA